CGTAGCGTTGGTGCTATCATGTTAGAAGAATCACCTCAAGAAACTGTAGATGATATGGTATCGTTGATAATCAACAAACCTGTCAGAGCTATTAGAGCTAAGCGTATTATGAATAAGCTTAGATCAGAGCTTGGCAAAGATCCTATCGCTATAGATATTATAGATGATTATACTGACGAAGAGTATGCAGATGCTAGAAAGAATCTTGAGGGTTCTTCTTTGTATGTCTATGATCACCTAGGTAACTCTGGTTTAACTAACCTTTGTGCTAGGATTGAGTTCATGGCTGTGTCTTTAGGTGTTGATGTAATCGTACTCGATCATATTACTGCTGCTGCTACTGGTCTACTAAGTTCTAGTACTGATTATGATGGTGGTAGTTCTGAACGACTACTGATTGATAACATTATGAAAGAGCTTAGAGCTCTGGTGTCTCGCACAGGTGTTCGTATTGATGTTGTATCTCAACTCAAGAAGACACAGAAGGCATACGAGGAAGGTGACCGCATCACGTTGCAAGATTTACGTGGGTCTGGTTCCCTGTCCTCTGTGCCCAATACTGTTATCGCTCTAGAGAGAGACAGACAAAATGCCGATCCTAAGGTTGCTAATACTACCGTGGTTCGTGTACTCAAGAACAGACTGACCGGAAGGTCTGGTGTTGCTGCTTGTTTATACTATGAGCATGGCTCTGGTAGACTTAAAGAACTGGGCTTCGCTTTTGATGACGACGGTACTATGATCAATGACTGGGATGGTATATGATTATAGTTACTGGAGCTGGCAGATGTGGCTCTAGCCTCATGATGCAAACCTTAAACCTACTTGGGGTTCCCTTAATTGGGAACCCCGAGTCTAGGGTTAAGGAGCACTGCTTATGGGGCGGCTACCATAAAGGTAAGTCTGTTAACATTCGTGTAACAGAAGAACAAGATAAAATAGCTAGGTCTTTTAATCCAAAAGGTTATTGGGAACTCGATGTGTATACCCTAATAGATATCACTGTGGGTAAATATGATGGTGGCTTAGATGGTGCCGTTAAGATGATGGGTATTCTACCCCTTGAACTTGATAACACGAAGGTTGATAAGGTTGTGTATTGTAAACGCAAAGATGTTTTCATACAAGGAGAGAGTATGTTTAAATTGGCACAGATAGATATAGAAATATCCGACGATAATAATTTAGAGAACTCTTTCGCTGACCAATATAAAGGTATAGATGTATACGGCATGTATCTTAAGATGTTATTAGCCAATGATATGACAGCTAGTTGGTTAACTCGTGAGAATATTAATCATCATGTTGTTTACTTTGAAGACATGCTAGAAAATCCTGAAGAAACAATACAAAAAGTTACTGAGTTTTTAGATATCGATACCGATATTACTGAAGCTGTGAATAATGTAGATAAAAGAAAGAAGGAATGAATGAAATTAGTTTTTGATATAGAAGGCAACGGCTTGGTCGAACTTGTTGTTGAGAAAGATGTTGCCGTCATAGAAGCTACAAGGGTGTGGTGCATGTGTGCTATGGATGTAGACACAAAGAAAATGTACACATTCTTAGAACATGAGATGGAAGCGGGTGTTGAACTGTTAAGATCGGCCGATGTAATTATTGGGCATAATATTATTCAATACGACCTCCCCCTATTAGAAAGATTGTATGGTGACATACATACTAAAGCTTATGATACTTTAATCGTTGCTAGACTTATGTATCCTGGTCAAAGATCTGATCATCCGTTTGGTGGCAACTCTCTTAGAGCGTGGGGCGAATACCTAAAGTGCAGTAAGATTCAATACGACTTAGGTTTCAGTGAGTACCATCCTGATATGGTTAAGTACTGTAAGCAAGATGTTGTTGTTACTGATAAGGTATTCAGTTACCAGTTGAAGTCTGGCTTCTTAGAAGAATACCCCACCTCAATTAAATTAGAGCACGATGTAGCTAAGATTATAGCAGAACAAATGTGCAATGGTATTGGCTTTGATGTTGATGCTGCAGATAGACTAGAGCACGACTTGTTAATGGAGAAAGTTTTAATAGAGGATAAGATGTCCGAGATATTTCCTCCTATAACTGAAGAGCGTTGGTCTGATAAGACTGGCAAGAGACTGAAGGATAAGATTACACACTTCAATCCAGGCAGCAGAAAACAAATAGCCGAGCGATTATACAACAAGTATGGTTGGCGTGGCCCCAGAACAGACAAGGGTAACCCTAAGATTGATTCTGGTATACTTAAGAAACTTAAATACAATGAGGCGGTAGCACTGGTTAAATACTTTGACATAACTAAACTGCTTAGTCAGTTATCTGATTGGATACTTAGGTCTACTAACTCTAGGGATGGTCGTATACACGGCTATGTTAATACTCAGGGTACTGTTACAGGTAGGATGACAGCAAGTCAGCCCAACTTACAGCAGGTATCAGGAGATCCTAGGGCGCGTTCATTGTTTGTTCCAAGAGATGGTTGGGTTCAAGTAGGCATAGATGCTTCTGGCTTAGAGGCACGGCTACTAGCTAACCGTATGGCTAAGTGGGACAATGGTGACTATGGAGAGACTGTATTGAATGGAGACATACATACCGTTAATCAAGTGGCTGCTGGATTACATACTAGAGATGACGCAAAGACTTTTTTCTACGCCTTAATCTATGGTGCTGGTGACGGTAAGATAGGTGAGATTGTAGGTAAGAAAGCTAAGGATGGTAAGCTTGTTAAGAATAAATTCCTCAAGAACATGCCAGCACTTAAGAATCTATTAGATGATTGTCATTTTCAAGTAGCCAGCAAGAGCACTCTTACTTTGCTGGATGGCAGAGAGGTACCCTGTAGAGGTAAGCACAAAGCATTGAACGTACAGATACAGGGTGATGGTGCAATGATAATGAAATTAGCACAGACTAAATTAAACAAAGCTTTGCTTAAGTATAAGGATCGTGTTGCTTTCATGGCTACTGTTCATGATGAGTGGCAGCTTGAGTGTGAACCAGAGATAGCTGATGACGTAGGTCGTCTTGGTATTGATGCTATCATTGATGCTGGCTATGAGCTTGGCTGCACCGTACAAATGGACGGTGACTACAGGGTTGGTAACAACTGGTCGGAGTGTCATTAAGATGGGCTATGAATTAGTACCAACTGAAGTGTCCGTAGCGTTCTACGATAGGTCTTTAACTAAAAGAGGGAAATTAATTAAGTATTTGACCTTGACAGACATCCACCACTGTAGTATAATACTACATAGGAAGGAAGGAACAGTAGTATTGGCTTGTGATAAAACTCATAAAGCTAAGTTTGTTAATGAAAAAGGTTTTCATGCATGGTCGTATCCCCCCAATGATATTATAAAATTAGGTGTCTATAATGTGAGCATAGAACAGCTCATGGATTTCATAAGGACACCGTATATAGGAGACGCAAGATCTTTAGCCTTCTGGTTTACAATAGGTAGGTACTTATTTCCTAAGTTACTGCCACCATCTTGTGCTCTCATTACTAGTTATTTATTAAGGTTGTGTGGTGTATCTATAGAGAATCATATACAACCAAAGACATTATACAAGGAGTTAACCCATGCAACTAATAGTAATTGCTGGACAGGCTGGTGCCGGAAAGACAGCACTAGCCCATATAATAACCAAAAAAGCCTATGAACTGGGTCTTACCCCCAAGCTTCTGTCTTTTGCCACACCACTTAAGGAGATGGCTGAGTCTAGAGGTATGGGTAAGGAAGATAATCCAAATAAATACCGAAGATTCTGTCAGAGAATTGGCGCACGTATGCGAAGAAGAGATCCTGACTACTGGGTAAATCAATTCGAAGAGCGTCTTCTAGATATACTAGAGGAAGAGCGAAAGAATAATACTAGTAAATACTGGGAACGTTGTGTCATTGTTGATGACTGTCGTTACCTCAATGAGATTAAACTAGTACACAAGTACGCAGGTACCTTAGTGTTTGTATCTTTTGGCGATAGAGAAATGAGTGATGGTGACTGGAGAGATCACGAATCCGAGGAACTTGCTAAGATTATTGATAGTGGTCCTAATGAATATAGGAAATTATTTTCTTGTATTCTTAAGAATCAAGATGATCTAGAAGCATTAGAACGTAAGGTAAATGTAATGATACCTATCTGGTGTGGCGTACAACCGTCCTCTGCGGGTAGTGTTGTTGTAGAATATGATGAACATATAAATGATTTGACTACCTGCATAGAGGAGTTAATTGATTTGTTATTATTAAACGATAAAAACTTAGAGGAGTTAGAAGAAGATGAAGAGACCGAAGAAAGCGATGATAGATGGTGATATCTTAGTATATCACACAGCATTCTGGGCGGAATCACAAGACCCTGATCATTTCCCAGCTAAGCTAGATAGCTTAATATATGAGTGGATACCTGATGGCGTGGCACCTGAGGATATTATTATAGCACTGTCGTGTAAACGTAAAGATAACTTTAGAAAGGAACAGTGGCCTAGGTATAAGGATAATAGAGATGATTCACTTAAACCAGAGCATCTTGAGGATGTTCGAGAATGGATACAAGATCATTATGAATGCATGTTACTACCTAACTTGGAAGCTGATGACATCTTGGGTATACACGCCTCTGAGGGCACTCACATTGCTGTTACAATAGATAAGGATCTTCAGGGTACTACTGGCTGGCACTATAATCCTAACAAGGAAGATGATGCTAAGTTTATATCTAAAGAAGATGCTTATAGATTCTTTTGTAAGCAGTGGATGATGGGTGATTCTACTGATGGCATCCCTGGCTTGTGGCGTATCGGACCCAAGACGGCTGATAAACTCCTAAGTGAATGGGATGAAGACGAGTGGCAAGATAATATCTTAGAGCTATACTCAGAAGATAAGCATAAACTAAGAGAAGACTGTGATATACCCTTCCCCGAGATAGCTATTGTTATGGCTAGGTGTGTTAAGATTTTAACTAAAGAAGAATACAGCATACAGCATAAAGAAATTAAACTGTGGTGCCCGAAAACTGGGTCATAAAGACAAAGGAGAACTTAATGGATCAATTTCAAGGTTTTGTAGTAACACGTAGTTACTGTAAATGGCGAGAAGATTTGGGGAGGAGAGAGACTTGGGACGAATGTGTGGATCGTTATTACGACTACTTCGCAGAAAGGTTTCCGAGTGTAACAGGAGAGGAATGGGACGAACTACGTCAATCGACATTAGATCGAGAAGTTTTCCCTTCAATGAGAGCATTAATGACGGCAGGTGCTGCGGCAGAGGTCGACGATACGTGCCTATACAACTGTTCATACCTACCCATAAATACGATTAGATCCTTTGCGGATGTATTATATATTCTGTGCTGTGGTACAGGTGTAGGATTCTCTTGTGAATCTAAAGAAATAGAACAATTGCCTGTTGTTCCTGAGATTACTCGGAACGATACGATTGTTATAACAGTACAAGACTCTAGGCGGGGATGGGCTGATGCCTTCGTTGCTCTATTAACTGCTCTATATGGTGGCTTCCACCCTACTTGGGATACGTCCCTTGTGCGACCTAAGGGCGAACGGTTAAAGACATTTGGCGGTAGGGCTTCTGGACCAGAACCTCTTGAAAGATTATTCAAGTTTGTGGTCAAGTTGTTCTACGCTGCTGAAGGACGTAAGCTTACCCCCCTAGAGGTACACGATATTGTATGCATGACTGGCGAGATTGTTATCGCTGGTGGTGTACGAAGATCAGCTTTGATTTCATTGTCTGATCTTGATGATAGGGCTATGGCTAAGGCTAAGTATGGCCCTTGGTGGGAACAAGAAGGTCAACGTGGCTTATCTAATAACTCAGCTGTCTATGAAACTAAGCCCAGCTTAGAAAGATTCATGGAAGAGTGGATGACTATTCACAGCTCTCGTTCAGGCGAGAGGGGTATCTGTAACCGAGAGGCTATGGCTAAGATTACTGAGATGACGGGTAGGAATCCAGCACAGTGGGGCACTAACCCATGCAGTGAGATTATCTTAAGACCTAAACAATTCTGTAATTTATCAGAAGTTGTTGTACGTCCTTACGATAACCTTGCTACACTGCGTCATAAGGTACGTAAGGCTGCTATCTTAGGTACTATTCAGTCTGCATGTACTAGGTTTACTTATCTTGATCCAGAATGGAAACAGAATTGTGAAGACGAACGTCTTCTTGGAGTTTCCTTTACTGGTGTATATGATAATAAATTCATGTGTACTCCTAGCAGAAAACTTAATGAAGCCCTTGAAGAACTAAAGGAAATTGTTAAGGATACTAATGCTGAGTGGTCCGAGAAACTAGGTATTAACAAGTCCAAAGCTGTGACCTGTTGTAAACCTAGCGGTACTACGTCATGTGTGGCGGGTACATCCTCTGGTATACACCCAGGATTCTCTGAGTATTTCATCAGGCGTGTGCGTATTGATTCACAAAATCCCCTATGTCATTTCATGAAAGCTACGGGTGTTTTTAACGAGCCGTGCCTAAGTAATCCAAAGCATACTACGGTATTCTCTTTCCCCACACAATCACATACAGACAGCACTACATACGAAACATACGATCCCATTGATCACTTAGAGGTTTGGTTAACATATCAGAAATACTGGTGTGAGCACAAGCCTAGCATTACTGTATATTATAATGATGATAATTTCCTTGGTGTTGGTCAATGGGTGTGGGATAATTGGGAATGGGTATCAGGTATAGCTTTCTTACCAGAAGATCATAGCTATCAAGACCAGCTGCCATTTGAAAAGATAACTGAAGAACAATACTTAGAATTAGTAAAAGAAATTCCAGTTAACATTGACTGGTCTTTGCTAAAAGAATTCGAAAAAGAAGATACTACAACCAATTCACATTCACTAGCTTGTGCTGGTGGCTCTTGTGAAGTTGTAGACGTAACGGAGAATAATTATCATGATGCATAATTTAGATACAATATATCGAAAGCTCAGACTTAATGCTAAAATACTAGACTCAGAAGTTCTAATGCTAGTAAAGAGTTTTGATGAACGACTACAGAAATTAGAAGGAGAAGCTGATGCAAGATTGGAAAAACCTTCCACTGCTAGACAAGGATCTAGTAAAGTTTCTAAGAAAAAAGTATCCTCCTCTTGAATTTAAACAGGATGATGATAGAGAAGACTTTGCTACGGAATCTATATTCCGTGGCGGTCAGATAGATGTTATAAATGCTATTGAACATATAATTACACTACAAACCAAGGAGAAAAGCAATGCCAAACATTGATCCAGCCATGATGCAGCAAGCAATGATGCAAGGTGCCATGGGTATGGGCGGTCCACCCCAAGGGGCTGCAGAACCAGCTTTAGATCAGGGTGATACTACGCCTGAAGAACGGGCTGGTCGTGGTGGTGATACGCTGATTGCTCATGTAACTCCTGGTGAAGTGGTTGTACCTATGGAACTTATAAGTAATGAGATGGCTATGAGAAAACTAAGATCTCTTTTTGAAAAACATGATGTTGATATGGATCAATATACTGTGGGTCATGAGTCCAACAGTATTAACCCTGAGACAGGTAATCCTGAGTTTTCCTCTTGGCGTATCAACGATCCTTTTGGAGCTAAAAGAAAAGGAAGGAAGGCAGGACAAAGAGCAGCGGCAGAAGAAGCTGCGATACAAAAGAAAAAAATACAAAAGATGATAACTACCTTTAATGCTAAGATGGCGGCAGGTAAGAAACAGCTGATTAAAGAAAGTAAGCGCAAAAAGAAGAAGATGATTGGTGAAGGCTTAGCACAAAGCCTTAAGTTTAAAGAGAGGATAAGTACTATCAGTAAAGAGAGTGCCAACTTAGGTGCACCAGCTGGTGTTACCTCTGCAGCCAGTGTACCTATGACTGAACAACCTAAAGGAAAAAGCTCTTGGAGACGAGCTCGTAAGAGACGTAACAAAGTTATGCAAAGGAGGCCAGGACTATGAGAAACATACAATGGGAATTAAAACAGGGCTTCAGGCATATGTTTGGCGGTCCAGAGATACCAGAGGGAATGAGTGCAAAGGATAGAGAAGCATTGCTTGAGAAAGAAGCTGAACTTGCTAGTATACGAGATCAAGAACAGCGAGATTTCTTATCTCTACAAGAAGAACAACGATTGGCTAGAGAAGATAACCAAAGAGTTATGGCACAGCAAGAGGAAGAATCT